CGGAGATTCGACGGATCGTGGCCGAGACCGGGCGGGTGCCGAGCATCGCACGGGAGAAAAACGGCGACTACAAATCCCTCCCGCTGGGCAAGGAGGCGAGCCATGAATAACGCGAACCCGTTGATCACTGTCCACGAAATGGCCGCGATTCTCGGAATACCGGAAAGCGATGTCGAATCTTGGATCAAGGAAACCGATCTTGAGGACAAGAAAGCAGGAATCTACCCGCTGTTTCCGGACGTGCTCTTGATTCTGACCAAGGGCCGGGCCTTCTATACCCCCGACCCGGTGATCGTGTTTCTGGTTCGCCGCCCCCTGTATCTGTCGATGCTGAAAAAAGGATCCAGGCCGCGCTCCGTGCTTGCCTCGTTTGCCGCGCTCTGGGAACTTCGGGCGATCAGGAAGCTACTCAAGGAGGCCGCCGATGCTCAGTGATATAGATAGTCTTTTCGCGAGCATCTACAAGCTCAAGGCGCTCGCCGACCTCTTGGGTGCCCCGGCGGAGGAGCGGAAGCTCCAGGAGATGACGCTCCGGTGGACGTCGGTCCTCATCAACGATGAGCTGGAACGGATGGAGGAAGACCTGGAACATATCGACATGGAGCGCCGGGCCGTCGGCGCATAGACCTTCCAAGGCCCTCCCGTCCGGGAGGGCCTGCTTATTTCCCGTCAAGATTTCTTATTCAAATACTTCGTGCAAATAATTTTGTCAAATACCGTGTTTGATAATAATCACCGCCCTGCCGTACCCTCCTCCCTGTGAGCCGTTGTTCGTGTTTGCGTCCCTGGCGGGGATGGGGTTACGCTCCTTTCCCCATTCCCGCCCCCTTTTGAACGACGGCTGCGGGAGGAACCCATGGAACTGAAAGGAAAAACCTTATCCCTTGGCGCGAAGCTGTTCGCTTCGGCCTTGGCTATCGGCGGGCTCGCCGCCAAGGCGACCATCGCCCCCGGACTCCCCATCGACGACGTACTCAAGACCGCCGCGTTCGTGGTCGGCATCTTCGCCACCGTGGACGTGTCCCTGTGGCTGGAGAACATCTTCGGCAAGAAGGAAAACCGATGATCCAGGCGCTCCTGGTGCTCGTCCTGGTCCTCGTCGCCGCCTGCGCCGTGTCGGTGCTCGTGGCCAAGGCACAGGCGAAGCGGGCCGCGAAGGCCGAGGCGGAGGCCAAGCGTCTTCATGACGCCTTCTGGGAGGTCGAGCAGCGGGCCGAGCGCCTGCAGAAAGCCTTGAACGGAAATCTCAAGGCGGAGGAAGAGGCGGATGAAAAACGGAAAGACCTGGCCGCTACGGCTGATTCCGATCTTGCTGGTCGCGCTAATGGCCTTTTCGGCGTGCGCGACGGTAAAAAGCGCTCCTGACGCGGAGCTTGAAAAGGTAGAGGCGGCCCTGGTGCCGCCCATGCCGAAGGCGCCGGACATGGAGCCGGTTTCCTTCGAGGACCGCGACGGCGGCCTGTGGCTGTCCTACGACGACTACCGGGCGCTGGAGCGAAACGTGATAGCCCTGCGGGAATACGCCGCGCGGCTGGAAGTCATCATCGGTTTTTATAAGGGGGAATAGTGGCAGCGAGAAGATCGGCGCAGACCGTCCAACCAAACATACCGCACATACGGGACAGCGCCCCGAATCCCTGCCCTATGAACCCTTATTGCGCGGCGGAGTTCGCCTCCATCGCCTCAAATTACGAAAATCTGGCGGAACGAATGGATCGTTTTGAAGCCAAGTTCGACGAAGGCATAGAAAGCCTGCGCTCGTACCTCAAGGAAGAATACGCCCAGTCCATCGACTTCCGTATATCCGCCCTGACGGCCCGCATTGAGGTGACCGAAAAGCAGATCGCCGGGATGCAGAAAACCTTGAACGAAGTTTCCAGGAAAATCGTCTACGCCTCCGGCGGCATCGCCGTGCTGGCTTTTCTCCTCGGCCTTGCCGTGTCTCTTCTCCCCAAGATTCTGGGAGCGCCCTGATGGCCCTCCCCGATAAGCGCGACGAAGCCGAACGCCTGTACGTTCGCCTCTCCATGACCTGCCCCGCCATCGCGGAGGAGCTTGGCGTCAACGAGGGCACCGTATACCGCTGGAAGGCCGAGGCCGCCGAGAAGGGCGAGTCCCTTGACTGGGACGTTCAGCGCCGAATCTACAACATGAGCCCCCGCGAAATGGTGGCCATGTACGCCGAGAGCGTCAAAGCCTGGCTCGTGAAGATCAAGACGAATCCGGAACTGCTCTCCGACCCGAAAATCGCCGACGCCATCGCCAAGCACATTTCCGTCATGCAGAAGATTGACGCCCGCAGTCAGTACCTCGGCGTCGCCATCGACCTGATCAAGGTTGCCAATAGCTGGCTGGCAGAACACCAGCCGGACATGAAAGCCAAGATGGAGCCCTTCTGGGATGCCATCTATCAAGAGCTGGTTTCCTACTCGACCAGGAAGGGGATGTTTTAATGCGCGAGATACGCACGTTAAAGCAGCTTGAAACCGCCTGGAACGAGCTAAAGGAAGAGATACTCTCCCGGCCGCTGTTCCTGGATAATTCAGCGAAGGCCAAGGAGGAGCGGAAGAAGCGCTGCGAGGGCAGCGTCCTTGAGTTCGGGCGCACCTACTTCCCGGACTATGTTCCGGCCGAGTACTCGAAGATCCACAAGGACTGGGAGAAGGTCCGCGTCATCGAGAACGAGCCGGTGCTCCTGGAGGCCTTCCGTGGCTGCGGAAAGTCCACCTACTTCTCGCTCCTGGATCCGATCCACGAGATCGCCTACGGCAAGCGCTCGTTCATGATCTTCTCCAGCTACAACGAGGAGAAGAGCGCCGTCTTCACGGGCCGCATCCTCCTGGAGCTGATGTTCAACCAGCGCCTCAAGAACGACTTCGGCGAGTTCATCCTTCCGGGGAAGAATCCTGGCGTCCGCCACTTCACCGCCGACATTCCCGGATCCGGCGGAAAGACCGTCGGCGTCCGCGCCGTGTCCATCGGCCAGGACCCGCGCGGATTCGTCCACGGGCCGAACCGGCCGGACTACGTGCGCCTGGACGACATCCAGAGCCGCAAGCGGGCCAAGAGCCGCAAGTTCGTCCGCGAGGCCGTCGAGTGGATCACCCAGGACTTGCTCCCCGCTCTTGCCGAGCACTATTCCTGCGTGGTCGTCGCCACGCCGCTCAATACGCAGTGCGTAGCCAGCACCCTGGAAAAGGGAAGCGACGACGTGGGCGCCGTCCGTACGTTCAAGTTCCCGGCGGAGGAACGCGGCCGCCCGACCTGGAAGGACGCCTTCCCGGCCGCCCGCCTGGCCAAGATCAAGAAGACCATCGGTTCCACGGCCTACGCGCAGGAGTACCTCCTGATCCCGCAGGCCCTGGATGAGAAGATATTCCGCGAGGAGTGCATCAAGAACTACGAGCCGGAGGAGCTGATCGGCATCCGCTTCGCCTACGTGTTCAGCTGGACCGACCCGTCCGTGAAGCACGAGGAGAAGCACTGCTACAAGGCGACCATCTGCGCGGGCATCACCGACGAGGGGACGATCTACGTCCTCAAGGCGCGGATCCGCAAGGAGTCCGTCTCCCGGATGGTGGACAGCATGTACCTCATCTACACCGCCTGCAATCCGTCGTGGATGTTCTACGAGGACAACGGCGGCCAGGCGCTCCTGGCCGAGGTGCTGGACGCCAAGGCGGAGCAGGAGGGATACCACATCCCGCGCCGCGCCGAGACCAACACGATCCACAAGGACACCCGCATCGAGGGGACGCTCTCCGCTCCCATCGAGAACGGCGTGATCCGTTTCCATAAGGCCGACCCGGACCAGAAGGAGCTGATCGACCAGCTCCTGCAGTTCCCCGACGGGGAATACAAGGACGGCCCCGACGCCCTGGAGGGCGTGGTCCGCAAGCTCCAGGAGTACGCCCGCAAGCGCCGCGCGGGGATGCCCACCACGGGCCGCCCGCGCTCTTCGGCTCGGGTACTGCGGGGGTATGAATGAGTCGCAAGCATAGAAACTACCAGAACTGGGGCCCGGGAACCAAGACCGACAAGGTCGCGGAAGGACTCACCGACCGGCCCGAGGTGAACCTCGCGGGCGGCGATCACTTCGCCACCCGCGCCCGCGCCAACGACTTCGTTCGCCTCATGCGCACGCTCCCCGACCCCGATCCGGTCTTGCGGAAGATGGGCCGGGGCATCACCGCCTTGCAGGAACTTCTGACCGATAGCCACCTGGAGAGCGTCTGGAGCGTCCGCTGTTCGGCCGCCTCGGGCGCCGAGTGGTTCATGGCCGCCGGGGCAGACGGCAAGCGCGAGCAGGAAGCCGCCGACGCCTTCGCCGAGCAGCTCTCCGCCCTGGACGTTCCGCTCATCATCGAGGAGATGATGAACGCCGTCGCCTACGGCTATTCGCCGCTGGAGGTACTCTGGGAGCTGGACGGCGTCCGCTGGGGAATCGGCGGCATCGTCGGCAAGCCGCCGCAGTGGTTCGAGTTCGACCAGGACAACCGCCTGGTGTTCCGCACCGGCGCCGTGGGCATCGAGGAGATCCCGGAGAATCGCTTCCTCCTCGTGCGCCATCGCCCGAGCTACGCCAACCCCTACGGGGACAAGGTATTCTCCAAGTGCTTCTGGCCGGTGACCTTCAAGAAGAACGGCTTCCGCTGGTGGACCGTGTTCGTGGAGAAGTACGGCGGCGCGTTCATGTACGGCAAGTACCCGAACAACGCCGGGGAGGAATACAAGGCCGAGCTGCTCGGCGCCCTGGAGAAGATGATATCCGACGCGGTCGCCATAGCGCCCGAAGGCGCGGACATCACCATCGAGGCCCTGGCGAACAAGGGCAGCGTTTCGAGCGTGCACGCCGAGTACATCGCCATGGCGAACGCCGAGATTTCCAAGGCCGTCCTCGGCCAGACCCTGACCACCGAAATCGGCGACAAGGGCAGCTACGCCGCGTCCAAGACCCACAACATGGTCCGCGAGGATCTGGCCGCTGCCGACCGCCGCCGGATCGCGGCCGCCTTCAACCGGCTGGCCTCGGTCTTCACGTTCTACAACTTCGGCGCCGAGGTGGTCCCCCCTGTCTTCTCCTTCGTGAAGGACGAAGACCTCCAGCCCGCCCGCGCCAAGCGCGACGTGGACCTCTACTCCATCGGCTGGCGACCGAAGAAGAGCTACATCGCCCGCGAGTACGGGATGCAGGAAGAAGATTTCGACCTTTTCGAGGCCAAGCAGTCCTTTGCGGCGCAGGTCGGCGGACGGCCCGGCCATAGCCATGGCCACCCGGAGGCCACCGCCGCGACAGGGGCGCCGTTCGCAAGGAAGTCTAAGTCCCTGGCCGAGCGCTTTGCGGCCCTGTTCGCCTCCAAGGAGGACAAGGCAGCGGCTAAAGATGACGCCCTGATAGGCGATTACGAAGAAAAACTACTGGGCAAGGCCCAGGAGGATATGGATGCGAAGATCGACGCCCTCGTCGACGCGGCGGGATCGGCGGCGACGTACGAAGATGCGCTTGAAGCTCTGGTATCTGCGTATGGCCGCCTGGATTTTACGCGCGGCGCGGAACTGCTTGATAACGCCCGTTACGCGGCAAGCCAAATAGGAGCCCGCCGTGGCTGATCGTATCCCTGACGCCGCCGACGCCCGGCGCTTCCTTTCCCGGAAGGCCGTGGTTGAGACGGAGGAGTGGGACGACCTCAAGTGGGGGGAGCATTCCCACGCCTTCACCGTGGCGCATTCGACATACGGCGGGGCGCTGGAGGACATCTTCCAGGCGGTCAACCAGGCGCGGGATAGCGGGGAAAGCTACGAGACCTTTGCCAAGAACCTGCGGGGCATCATGGAGAAGCGCGGCTGGTACGGCAGGCAGGACAAGGGGCCGGAGGACAAGGAGTACATCAACTGGCGTTCCCGGCTGATCTACCACGTCAACATGCGGACCGCCTATTCCGCCGGGCACTACCGCCAGCAGCTACGCGGAGCCGAAGGGCGGCCAATCTGGGTGTGGCACTCCAAGCTCGTCGGCAAGAACCGCAGGCAGGACCACGTGGCCATGCACGGCAAGGCGTTCCGCTATGATGACCCGTTCTGGAACAGCCACTACCCGCCGGACGGCTGGGGGTGCGAGTGCTCCGTGGTGACACAAAGCGAATCGGGCGCCGAGCGGGAAGGCATCGAGGTGCTTTCTTCCGGATCCGACGGCAAGCCTCCGGCGCTCATGGGACCGGACGGCCGCGCGGTGGACTGGGACAGTTTTACGCCCGAGGAGTGGCGCTACAACCCCGGAAGAGAGGCCTTCGCGCCGAACTTCTCGAAGTACGAGGCGCTTTCCCGGATGCGGATGAGCGACGGCCGCACGGCCCTGCGCCACGTGGTGGATCGCTATCGCGCCGACATGGACCAGACCCGCCTGACGCAAGGCGAGTTCAAGACGCTCCTTGACCGGATGAACGAGAAGGACTACGTGCCGCAGGGGATTCAGTACCAGGTGGGAAACCTTGAGCCGTCCCGCGCGGACGCGCTGATGAAAGAAGGTGTTGCCGACTCGAAGGTTATGGCCGACGACAAGGCCCTGTACCACGGTACGGCTGATAAAAACGAACGCCAAAGGCTTTCTATAGAGCAATTCGAGGATGTTTACCGGCTGTTCCAAAAGCCGGAGAGGATATTCGAGAACCAGACGCCCGACCACCCGGTGAACGGGCGCGAGTTCCATTTCGTGAAGGACAATGGCGACGGGCGCAACGTGTATTCCGTCTTTCGCCTGAAGAGCAAGTCTTCGGCGCTCCGCTTGGTGACGCTGGGGGTTATTGAGGATTCGTACACGGGGGAGAGGTGGAAAAAAATATGGTAGCCATCGGACGGGAATTACACCCGCTGCATCCCCAGCGCTTGCGCGCCCGAGCCCTGCCTTTATTCGGGGCCTCGATGGCTGCCACGTATAAGTATAGCGCCGCTTCTCGCGGCGATCAAGGAGGACGCTCGTGATCCTGCAACGAGACCCGCGTATGCGGGAGGAAATCAAGAAGAATGGCTGCTACCTGATGAGCCTCTTGTACCTGGCCAACAAGCTGGCCAACGTGCCGCTGTCGGCGGAACTCATCACGGGAGACCTGTTCGACGTGTTCGTCGCCAACGGCTGTATGAACGCGAATTGCTACATCCTGAACCCGGAGCGAATCCTCCGGTACTTCGGCGTGGAGGCCTCCTATACCGGCGTCCACGAGAAGCCCGACCGGCCGTGCGCGGCCGGGGAGATCGAGGTCCTCTACTTCAAGCACCCGACGGCGGGAGGGCACTTCGTAGCCGGGGACGGAGCGGGGCACGTTGCCTTCGATCCTTGGGGCGTCAGCCGCTCGGCGTCGGAAGGCGTGCTGGAGAGCAAGCGGGTTTTCAAGGTTCACTCCGTGGCCGGGGAAAGGAGCTAGGCGATATGGTACGGGTTTGTATTCTGGCGCTCTTCGTGAGCGCGGCGTGCTGGCTTGCTTTCGCCGAGCAGGATCTCGGCGGCGTTCAGGGAGAGCAGGAACTCGGTTCCGCCGCGAATCATTCCGGTCTCGTCATAGTCGACCCGAAGGTAATCAAGGCCTTCGGCAAAACCGAACAAGACGATCTTGCCCTGCATCCATTTGGCGAACTCCTCGCCGTCCGGGACAGCAAGCGACCGTGCGTCGGCCCATGTTTTCCCCTCGAAGGAAATCTTGGTGAGGCTCATCGTATCGCCTTGCCGGGTGCTCATGAGGGCAACTCTATCGCCTCCGGACGTAAACGTCAAGAAAACGCAAGGAAGGCCGTAGGCGCGTCCGAATCGGCCTCGGCGAGTCTTTCCCCGCGTTTTTCGTTTGAAGCTGAATTAAAGCCAATTAAAGGCCTCTCCGGGCAAATTGGAAGCGGGGGTCGGAACGGCTTCGGGATTTTTGCCCCGAAAGGGAGGGCGTATGCCTGAGATCATGATTTTCAAGACCGGGAAATACCCGCAGGGCGACTGGCCCAAGGAACGGGTGCAGCGGATGGTCGACGCCTACGATCCGGACAAGGGTATCGAGGCGGCGGTGGTGATCGGACACAGATTCTACGCCGACACCGACGAGGCGCAGTTCGCCCATGGGTGGGTCAAGAGCCTGCGCATGGACGGCTCCGGGAAGGTCTACGCGGACATCCCCGAGTTTTCCTCGGACGCCAAGAAGGCGATGGCGGAGAAGAAGCTCCGCTACGTGTCCTCGGAGATCTTCGAGTTCGACAAGCTCGATCCCGACCAGCCGCCGTACCTACGCGCCGTCGCGCTCCTGGGCCGGGACACTCCGGCCATTTCCACCACCCGGCTCCCGAGTCTCTTCGGCCTTCTGGGCGACGGGGCGATGAGCACGGTGGACGAGAAGCAGCATATCGCGGCCTTCACCCGCAAGGTGAGCGCCGAAGAAATGAGCACCCTGTCGTCGGAAGGACGGCAAGAGGAAACCCAGAACCTACAGGAGGAAGACATGGGTGATGTTGAGAAACTGCAAGCCGAGCTTGCGAAGAACAACGAGCAGCTCGCCGCCTTCCGCAGGGAGAACGAAGAGCTGAAGTCCGCCGGGAAAAAGAACGACGCGACCGCTTTCTTCGGGAAGCTGCGGGACGAGGGCAAGCTCGCACCGGCGCTGTTCGACCGCGCCGTGGCGCTGGACGCCAAGCTCGGCGACGAGGACCGCAAGGAATTGCGCGCCCTCTTCGGCGAGCTTTCCACCACGGTCGACTTGACCGGCGCGCACGCGGCGGACAAGAAGCGGGCCGGAAGCCCCCAGGCGGGAAGCGCTTCGCTCACCGCCAAGATCAGGGCCTTCCAGGCGGAAAAGAAGATGGCCACCTTCGCCGACGCGGCCGCCGCGCTCTACGCGGAGAAACCCGAACTTTTCGATGAGGAAGGAGATCAGGCATGAGCAATCGCAGACCGTACATCGCCGAGTCGGCCATCGCCCCCGGTACCGGAGTGGTTCAGGGGACGGCCGAGAACCAGGTCAAGGCTCCGGGCTCCGGCGGCTCGGGCGACTTCATCGGGGTCTATCCCTTTGAGGCCAACGAGGCCAAGGCCGCCGGAGACTCCGTCGGCATCGCCATCGACGACGTGGTAAAGGTGCTCGCGGGCGGTTCCGTGACCGCCGGGAAGAAGGCGGCCCTCAAGGCCGATACCTCCGGCACCTTCGTCAACGTCGCCACCACCGCCGGGGCGCATCCGACCTGCGGCACGTTCCTCCAGTCCGGCTCCGCCGGGGAGTACGTGGACATGATCGTGGAACGCGGAAGCGTTACCGTCCCGGCGTAAGCCAAGGAGGAGAGTGAACTATGGGCAGAGAAAAAGGATTCGTCAGTCCGCTCCTGAGCAATCTCGCGAGCGACCATTCGACCAAGGCGCGGGAGGGGCTGGTCGGCCCCATCATCTTCCCGCGCATCCCGGTGGGCAAGCCCTCCGGAAAGTACGCGACCTTCAGCGCGGAGACCGCCTTCAAAGTTCCCGACACCACCATGTCCGGGGAGCGCGCCCGTGCGGCGGAGTTCGCCGCCTCTGGCGAGATGGTTTCCTTCGCCACCGCCGCGCACGGCCTGAAGAGCTTCATCGACGAGGCCGACCTGGAGTTCATGGACGGCCCGTTCAAGCTCTGGGAGAGGCGCAAGGTGGAACTCCTCACGGCAAAGCTGGAGCTGGCCCAGGAGAAGCGGATCGCCGATACGATCCTCGCCCTCGCGGGTCGTTCGACCACGCTGGCGGCCACCGGCACGGCCAAGACCAACAAGTGGGCCAACGCCTCCGACACCCTCGGCGGCGACCCCTACGCGGCCATCGTCGACGCCATCGCGGCCCTGTTCTACAGGCCGAACCTGATGGTGATCCCCGAGGCCGTCTACGACGCCATCGAGTTCCACCCGCGCCTGATCAGCAAGCTCGGCGAGGCGAACCTCGTGAAGAAGGTGGACGAGGCCAACCTCTCCAAGCTCTTCCGGATCGACCGCGTCGTCATCGCCAAGGGCAAGGCGGACTTCGGGAAGCGGAACAGCTCCAAGACCGTCACCCTCTCCGGGCTCTGGGGCAACAACGTCGTGCTCGCGTACGCCAGCGACGTGTGGGACGAACCCTGCGCGGGAAAGACCGTGTCGGTCAATTACCCGCAGGCCGGCAACAACGGCTTCGTGGTCCGCACCTGGGACGAGGAAGACGGCGGCGTTCTGGGCGGCGAGTACGTCCAGGTCGCGCACGATACGGCGGAGCTCGTGGTCGCCCCCGAGCTGATCTACAGCATCAAGGACGTGCTCTGATCGCCTGAATAGGGCGGTCACGAGCGGCGCGAGGAAAGGAGTCGAGCTATGGCCTACTGCACCATCACCGATCTGCAAGCCGCCTACGGCGAGGACAAGATCAGCGCCTGGAGCCGCATGGATCCCGACGCGGTGGACAGGGCCGTAGCGGACGCCGGGGCCGAGATCGACGGGTACCTGCTTTCCGGCGGGTACCCGGTTCCCCTCGAAGGCCCGCCCGCGAACGTCAAGAAGTACTGCATCGATATCGCCGCCGCCAACCTCATCGTGGGCGTCGGCGTCTTGAAAGACGACCCAGGCGGAACCGCCGTCGTCGAGCAGGCCAAGGCTGCCCGTCGCTACCTGGAGAAGGTGGCGGAGGGTAAGTTCCGGATTCCCGGATATGCCCAGGAAGGCGAAACCTCACGACCCCCGTCGGGGAACGTGCAGGTGTCGTCCTCGCCGCGCCTTGACCTTCGGGGGTACTGATGGCCGGGGCAGGAATAGAGGTTCGGTTCGACGAGCGGGAGTTCCAGGCGATTCTGACCGCCCTCTCGCGCGCCGCGATGCCGGATCTGAAGGCTATCGCCGACTTCGCGGGAGGCGAGCTTGACTATATCGCCAAGCAGGCTTTCGAGGAAGAGCGCGACCCGGTAACGAAGAAGCCGTGGCAAGAACTGAAGAAGCCGAATAGGTCGGGAATGATTCTTCAGGGTAAACCGGCTGACCTTCACCGGACGTTGATCTGGGAGGCGTTTCCCGATGGTTCGGTGATTTATGGGTCGAACAAAGTGTACGCCCGAATCCATCAGAAAGGCGGGCGTACTGGCCGCAAGCACAAGACGTTGATACCGGCTCGTCCGTACATGGGCGTGCCACAGGATTTTGACCGGCGGATTCTCAACGATCCGCAGGTTTTGGAGTGGTTGGGAATGGCGGGAGGCGGATCATGATCAAAGAGGCGAAGGATCTACTCACGGCCGTGGTAAACGCCCGTGTTCCCGGCGCCACCGTAGTCAGGTCGGCTTCGGAGGAATCCCGCGCGGTCATGGCTCGCAAGTGGCCGCTGGTGTCGCTGATCACCAACCCCGGAACCTTCGACGAATCGGAGGCGCGGACGGTCAAGTACTACGACGAGACGGCCAAGACCTGGAAGCAGCGTTACGTGCGCGGCAACCGGGTGCTACCCGTCCTGGTGCGATGCTGGGCCGAGGGAGAGGAAGCGGCGGACTCCCTGTTCAGCCGGATCATCCCGGCGATTCCCAGCCGATGGGAGCATGACGACTTCGCGGGATCGATAGAGATCTCGGCGGAGGAGCACTCGGACCATACGGGCAACACGGCGAAGCTGTACCTGTCCGTCGCCGAAGTGCGGTTCAGTATCCCGGCGGCCATGGAGCCGACCGTGGTGCCGACCATTGACGAGATAGGCATCGCGCCCGGAGAGGTCGCGAGTCCCCAAGCCTAAGGAGGGCTTATGTCGAACGAAAGCAAGGACGGCCAGGACAAGGCCGCCGACACGAAGAAAGGGCCGGTGCTCCTTACGGTCGAGGAGCACGCCAAGCGGCAGAGGCTGACCGCCCCGATCTTCGCCGCCGTCATGCAGTCAAAGGGCTGGGCGAGCGGCAAGAAGGTCACGAAGACCGAGTTTGAAGAGGCTATAAAGGCCTTTCTCGGCTCGCCCATGGGAGGTAAGAAGTAATGTTACCCGGCGTAAAGAACACCATCAAAGACGGCGCCATGGGCGTCCTCGGCGCCGATGCTACCGGCATCTTCGCCGCTGTCGGCGTCGCCGCCCTGCACGGCCAGGGCATCCTGACCTTCACCGACCCCGGCAAGGTCGACGAGGCGCTCGGCGACGGCCCCCTGCGGGACCTGATCGTCAGCGCCCTGTCCATCGCCAAGACCACGGTCTACGCCGTGGCCCTCGAAGGCACCACGCCCGGCACGATCTCGGCGGTCACGCCCGGATCCGGCAATACCGGCACCGGCGCCATCGCCGTGTCGGGGTCTCCCCGGAACGAATACGACGTGTCCGTGGAGATCGTGTCCGGCGGATCCCTCAACGAGGCGACGTTCCGCGTCACCGTCGACGGACTCGCCGGGAGGCGGATCACCGTCCCCGACGCTCCGGCTACCTACGACATCCCCGGCACCGGCATCAAGCTGACGTTCACCCTGGCTTCCGGACAGTTCGCCGAGGGAGACACCTTCTCCTTCAAGTCGACCGCCCCGGCGGCCACCAACGGCGAGGTGCTCGCGGCTATCGATACCATCCTCGCGGCGAAGCTCGACATCGAGTGGATCGCCGTGGCCGGAATCTCTGACGCCGCCCTCTGGGCCGCGCTGGCGACCAAGGCCGAGGGCGCGGCCGAGATCTACCAGTACCTCTTCTTCGTCGCCCAGGCGCGGTACAAGACCAGCGCGGAAAGCGTCGACCAGTGGGTGACGGCTCTCGCCGGAACCGAGCGCGGCACCGTGGCCTCCACGCGCCTCCAGGTGTGCGCGGGCTGGATCGAGGAAGCCGACCCGAGCGGCCAGGTGGACGTGCGCGGTCTCATCGGAACCTACTGCGGCAAGCTCGCCGCGCGGAACGTGCACCAGGGACCGGACGCCGTCCGGTACGGTGCCGTCACCGCCGCCACCGCTCTCGCCCCCGCCGGGATCAACGACGGCCACATCGAGACCCTCAAGAACGCCGGGTACGTGACCGCGCGGACCATCATCGGCCTCACCGGGATCTACGTGACCTCCGGCGAGATGATGAGCGAGGAAGGCAGCGACTTCGACCTGGTCGAGCGCCGCCGGGTCATGGACAAGGCCTGCCGCCAGGTGCGCGCCGCCCAGCTCGTATGGGTCAACGATGCGGTACGGGTTGGCGCCGACGGTTCGCCCGAAGGCATCCAAATGCTCGTAGCCCAAAGCAAGAGTCCGCTCCGAACCATGGTTACGAACGGGGAAATCTCCTCGGGTGAAGTGGTGGTTCCGCCCGGACAGAACATACTGTCCACCAAAAAGCTGATCACAAAGGTTCGGATCGTGCCGCTCGGCAAGGTCGCGTACATCGAAAACGAGATCGCGTATTCCAACCCCGCTTTGGGAGGTGAGGCATGATAAACGGAAACGTCTACGACTTCGAGTCGATCAAGGTCCAGCTGCCGACCGGCATGGTGGTGATGCTTGAAAGCATCTCCTACAAGGACAAGAAGGACGATGAGGTCATCACGGGGGTGCACAACCTCCCTGTGGGCATCGGTCGCGGCGAGTATTCCGGCGAGTGCGAAATCGAGATATCCCGCCACGAGTTCGACAAACTGGACTCTTTCGCGGCAACGACCGGGGGATTCTTCAACATGGGTCCTATCTCGATCACGGCGAGCTATGGGCATATCGGGCAGACGATCGTCAATGACGAGCTTCTTGTCCATTTCACCGAGCGCGACTTCTCCGCCTCCAAGGGAGACAAGAACCTCAACGTCTCGCTGAAGGGCTCCCTCGCCACGGCGATCATCACCAACGGCCGCCCGGCCTACGTCGAAGCGTAACCGGGCAGCAAGGAGAATTGCATGAAGATTGAGAAAGAAAAGCTCGACCAGCTGAAGAAGGATCACCCCGCAGGCATCTACGAGGGCTCGGTCTCCTTCAACGACGAAGCCGACACCCTCCACGAGGTGGAGTTCCTCTACCGGAAGCCGACCACGGCCGACATAGAGAGCCACTCCAAGGCGGCCCAGCGGAATCCGCTGGTGGCGAACCTGAACATCCTGCAGTCCCTGATCGTCTACCCCGAGTCGGGTCCGATCATCGACAAGGTGCGGGACTATCCGGCCGCCTACGGCCGCTTCGTGGATGAAGCGATCAGCCCTTTCTTCGGGGCCAACGTTACGGTCAAGAGCCGGAAGCTGTAAGCAGCGTCACCCGGATCCGCCTGTTCATCAGGCGGTTCCTGGGTGAGGACGTTTCAGGGGTCGACCTCGACGCGCTGATGGGCAAGTACGAGGAGGCCAGGGTTATGCGGGAGTTCGAGGTGGGCGTCATGCACGACGCCATCGTCAAGGCGTTTGGGGGCGGGAAGCGGTGAATTTCACCAGTTCGATCACACTGATGTTCAAGGATGCGTTCTCCTCCGGATTCCAGCAGGCGCAAAGTAGCCTGGCTGGAATGAAGGGCGCGCTCGGGGAAATCAACAAGAACCAAGAGATGAACCGTCTCGCCGCCGACATGTCCATGATGGTCGCCATGACCGACCCCCTGAGACAGTCTCTTTCCTCCGCTCTTGAATCGCCTGCGCGCGCGGCGTCGGCCCTTGAGAACCCCATGGCGGCGGTCAACTCGGTATTGAACGAGATGAACGCCATCGGTGGGGACGTGGGTGCGACGTATGAAGCGATGGAGGCCGCCGCCCTGAAATGGGCGACCGGTACCGCCTCCGGGTCGAAGCTCGCCACCGCTTCGGCCGGGAAGTTTGCCGAGGTCTCCTACAGCATGCTGTCGGCGGGCCTCAACGCGGAGCAGGGCATCATGGCTACGCAGCAGGCGCTCATCCTCGCCAAGGCGACGATGGGCGACGCGAGCGAGGCGGCGGGCCTCCTGGCGACCGTGTACAACAACATGGGCGACAAGAGCGCCGACGTGGGCGTCGAGATGACGCACCTCTCCGACGTACTCGCGAAGACGCAGGCGTATTTCCAGATCGCTAACCTTGGCCAGCTCAACGAGGGATTGAAGTATGCGATCCCCGTGGCCCAGCAATTCGGCATGAGCATATCCGAAGTGACCTCCGTGGTGGGCCAGCTGAACACGGCGGGCCTCCAGGGGAGCATGGCGGGTACCGCCCTCGGCTCGATGATGAGCAAGGTCCACGACGCGGCCAAGAAGCTAGATTTCAGCATCGCCTACGATGCCTCGGGCGGCGTAAAGCTCATCGATACCCTCAAGAACATTCAAGCCCAGTACGGGCCTATCAATACGTGGAACACCGACACGAAGCTCGCCTTCCAGGACGCCTTCGGGCAGGAAGGCGTCCGCGCGGTCACGCTTTTGCAGACCTCCCTGGGTTCGCTCTCCACCGCCTACGGCGAGATCGCCAACGCCTCCGGCGCGGCGGCCGACATGGCCGGGAAGATGAGCGACACCTACGAGGACAAGATGGCCCGCCTGGCGAACGCCTCCGAGGCCATGCAGGCGCAGATCGGTACCGACATCAACCAGATCAAGGGCTTCTTCATCGACATGAAGGTCGGCTTCCTCCAGAACGTGGCGGCCCCGATCATGGGGAGCCCTGTCGGCCCGGCCATCTCAAAGATGACCGCGCTCTTCGGCATGGCTGCCAAGACGGCGCTGGACATGGGCTCCGGCGCACTGAATACGGCGGCCCAGCTTTCCGTCCTAACGGCCAACATCCAGAACGCCGGGGGTATCGCCAAGCTGTTCACGTCGTCCATAGGCTTCATGCGCTCGGGCTTCGGCATGCTCTTGACGCCGCTGAAGGTGGCGGGCTCCGGGCTTGCAGCGTTCAGCGCGTCGGTCAAGAGCGTTGGCTTCATGCAGACCTTCCAGGGCGGACTGTCCGCAATCGGCGGCGGGATTTCCTCCATGGGCAAGGGAATCGTCGGGATTCTGCCCAAGATGAGCGCGTGGATCGCTTCCGCCTGGGCCGCCGCCGCCGCGCACATCGCGGCCTTCTGGCCGGTCTACGCGGTCATTGGCGCCATAGCCGCGCTCGCGGGTGTCGTCGTGCTCTTGGTCAAGAACTGGGACGCCGTGTCCGCCTTCTTCGTACGCCTGTGGGACGGGGTGAAGAACACCTTCTTCTCGGCCATGGAATGGATCAAGGGCGTTATCTTCGGCGCGTCCGACTGGATCCTTGCGGCCGTCGCCTTGTTTTTGCCGTTCATCGGGATCCCGGCGCTCGTCATCAAGCACTGGGACGGCATCAAGACATTCTTCGTCGAACTCTGGGACAACGTGAAGACTTCCTTCACGAACTTCCTCTCCTGGATCGGCGGCGCGGTCGAGGCGTTCATCGCTCCATTCAAGAAGATCGCGGGCGGAATCTCCGACTTCTTTGGTAGCCTATTCGGCCAAGCCAAGGACTCCGGAGCGAAGCTCTCCGGCACCTTTGCGCAGGGCATCCAAGGCAACGCGGGCGCTCCAGCAGCCGCGTTCGGCGCGTCTCTGCAGGGTATCGGTTCCCAAATGCCGCACTCGGACGCCGACGAAGGACCGCTCGCGCATCTCACCGCTTCCGGCCGCGCGCTCACCGACACCTTCGCCTCTGGGATGGACCCGGCGACCCTGGAGCAGCGGGCGACCCTTGCCTTCCAAGCGGCCGCGCCTGGCGGGGAGATTTCCCTGGGCGCCGCGAACGCGGAGGCGGCCGGTGCGGCCGCAGGTCCGCAGACGTTCCATATCGAGAATCTCTACTTGCAGGCCGAGGATTGCCGGACCCTGCTCGACTTCCTGCGCCAGATCCAGCACGCGGTCTATAGGCCCGAGGAGGTCCCCGTATGATGCTTTCATTCGATTCAGAACAAGGTGTTTTCCTCGTTTCTCGTCCGGGCACTGCCACCGATCAACTGCCGGGGATAATGGAATCCGTCGAGGTCGGAGGATCCGTGAAGATGGAAGATGTACCGCTAGAAGAAGGCAGTGGAAGTAAAAAGGTTGTTGCCGGATGGAACGACGCCGACGTGTCGATCAAGCTGTCTCTCATTGATAATCCCGGCAAAAAAAAGACGCGCTTCGATTATCTAGAGGTGATTGTCGGCATCTTCAAAAAGCTGGACAAGGCTGGTTTCCCCGAGGTTATCAACATTAACCATCCATTTGTTAACGCTTGGGGGGTTAAGAAGTTGATTTTCAGGGATCTCAAGACCTCCGAATCGCGCGGCCGGAAAAAGATTTCAGTATCCCTGGAGTTCGTCGAATACGATATCGTCGTTGGTCTGGCCCAGGATCGCATCGTTGCTCTTGCGAGCGCCACAGAGAAGACGGAGGCGGAGACGCAGCAGGCGTCCTCCGTCTCGGCCGCAGACGCTCGGCGGCTTGCCGCCATGGAGAGAAAACTTGGCTATATCTGACCGCCTCCGGCACCCCATCCTTGAAGTCTCTATCGGCGGTTCCGTCGTGACGCCCCGGCCTTCGGCGTTCGAGCTAATCACGGATCAAGGGTTCCCGTCCGTCATGGCGCGCCTCTCGTATCCGGTCCAGGCGGCTACAGGATCGAAGGGCGACAAGATCTCCGTGTCGCTCTCTGCGGGCGGCGCGAAGTCCGTTCTTTTCACCGGCGAGGTGTTCGACGCCAAGGAGCGCGGAGCGCTGCGCGAGCTGGCGCTGACGGATGGATACAAGACGCTCTGGGATACGGCCGTCACGCCCGCCTACCGCAAGGAGATGGCCGCGATGATCCTGCAGGACACGCTGGACGCGGCCGGGGTGGATTCCTCGGCGATCACCTGCCCGTCCGTCGAGTTTGCCCGCTTCTCGTCGGCCAGCCTTCCGGCAAGCTCGTGCCTCTCCCTGCTCGTCAAGGCGCTGGAGGAGCACGGATATTCCGGGCTCCGGTTCTTCTTCGACGCGAAGAACGTCTTCCGGTTCGGCACGCTCGACGACACCGGGGTTAACGAGGGTGCGGCGGTCGCGCTGGAGTCCGGGAAGAACATTATCCGGAGGGGCCCTGGATGGGTGGAAGTGCTGCCGATGGCGGTACGCCATTCCCAGGCGGTCACGGTGGATGGCGTTCGGGTCGTGCCTGTCCGTACCGCTCTGTTAGTCTCGCGCCAGGGTTCGCGTCTCACGCTGTGGATCAAGGAGGCCGCGTAGATGGACTCCGGATCCGAACTGATGAAGAACCTCTTGGACGCGCTCCTTCCGAACCGGGCGGCCCCGACGCTCGCTCGCGTCATCAAGGCCCATGAGGGGCCGGGGAAGACCGCCTACTCCGTAGACGTGCGGGTCGTCACGGCCGGAACGCTCGAAGAGACCGATCAGGTCATCGCCGAGGTTCCGATCTCTCCGATCTGGGCCGGGAAAAGCGGAAAGGGCCTCTACGCTATTCCGCCCGAGGACGCGCTCGTGATTGTTGAGTTCATCGGCTGGAACCCCGCCTATCCCTATGTCTCGGGCGTATGGTCCGACGAGTACCAGGCCGGGGAGTTTTCCAAGGGTCAGCTGGTCATCACCGACGGCGAGGGGCTGAAGCTCGGCGTCGATGTGGACTCGCTGTTCATGTTCGAGACCAAGAGCCAGAGCCTGAAGGCGATCCTGGAGAAGCTGATCGACGAGATCACGGGCATGCAGACGATGGGGCCGCCGCCGAAGCACAAGGTTTCGCCCGATTCGGTGGCCAAGATTCTGGCCATCAAGCAGGACATCGCGGGCCTGCTGAAGTGAGGTTTTTATGATGGATGCGACGGTCTTAAAAGGCGAGTTAAAGCCCGCTCTCATCGACTTCTGGGAGACGACTTACCAGGGCGACGCGGGAATGTCCATAGAAGAATACGCCGACAAGTTCTCCCAGATCATCGCGGAGAAAGTGGTGGCGCACATCACCGCCAACGCCTTGGTTTCCACGACCGTGACGGGTACCGCAGGGCCGTATCCCGTGGCGGGTGCCGGTACGGGGAGCGTGAGCTGATGGACTACGGAACCGACATGCTCTTGACGGATGACGATATCGGGTTCACGGCCGACGGCGATGTGGAAACCGTTTCCGGACCGGCCTGCATAGCCCAGGATATCGATCAGGAACTAAAGATCACCCCCGGCGCGATTCCGTGGGACGAGGAAGCCGGGAGCACGATCCTGCTCATGCTGAACGACGCGGAGAGCGATCCCGCTTCCGTGATGGCGGAGCTGGAGCGGGTTGCGATAGCAGATCCGAGGGTGGATCCGGCGACCGTGAAAGCGAGCGAGCTTTCCAGGGACGCGAAGTACCGCCTGGAGTTTACGCCGGTCGCGGCGGTCGAGCCGGAGACGCTCGACTTCGATCTGGCGAAGGGAGACTAGCCTATGTCCGACAGCTGGATAGAAAAGACCGAAGACGAAATCAGGGACGAGGTGTTCTCCTGGGGCAAGGAAGAGACCGGGCTCACGAACCTCAAGAGCGTCGGCGTTCTTCGCGGGTTCCTTGAGGTGCTCGTCCTGACAGCCGTGAAGGCCTATACGGGGTACATCAACCCCATCTACAAGCAGGCGAACCTGGACAGCGCCACGGGGCTCTGGCTTTCGCTCTGGGGTCTGCTCGTCGGGGTGACCAGGAAGAAGGCCGTCAAAGCGGTGGGTTCGCTCGCCGGGGTAGCCTACGACGACGGGAAGCTGCAGAAGGGAACCTGGGTCGTCACCGACGGAACCGCGCTTCGATTCAAGGTGATCGCCGACGTGTCGTTCTACGCTGGGGCGCTCTCCATTCCGGTTGAAGCGGAGCTTGCCGGGAGCGCATACAACCTGGTGCCGGGCACGTCGATTAGGGCCACCCGCGTGGTTCAGGGCCTCGACTCGGTGAGCGTCCCCGCCTCGTGGATCTCGACGCTCGGAACCGACGACGAGCTTGACGACGCCTACCGCGCCCGGATCAAGGACAAGTGGAAGAGCATCGGCGAGGGAAACCCGCCGTCGAAATACGAGTACATCGCGGCGAGCGTTGACGGGGTGGTGAGCGCCAAGGTCATCAGGACCCCGCGTGGATACGGGTCCACCGACGTGCTCATCACGTCCGTGGAGGGCCTGCCTTCTGCGGAGCTTCTTCAAGCCGTCCGCGCAGCTCTCGATTCCTATGGCCTCGTATGCCGCGACCTTCTCGTCCGCGCCCCCGGCGCCGTCACCTGTGACGTGAACATCGAGTACGAAGGCAGCGCTACCGCCGAAGCCGTGGGCCTGGCCGCAAGACAGTACATCCTTTCCCTCGGCATCGCGGGGAAGCTGGAGGTCCGGAAGTTCTATACCGACCCCTGGGCCTCCTTCGCCTTCGATTCGCTGGAAATCCTCGCGCCAACCCGCGACGTGGTAGCCGGAGCGAACGAACTGATCGTTCCCGGAACGGTGAACGTCTCGAAGGTGGGCTGACATGTGGGAAGTGATTGAGCAGCTCAAGCCGCCGGGATACCAGAAAAAAAACCGAGGGGCGGTCTATCGCGTCATCGCGCGAGTGACAGAACGGATGGCCAATGACGGCCAGAAGGCGCTTGAAGCCTTTTTCCCGTTCTTGGCCGACACGTCTACCGTGGCCCTGCACGGAAAAGCGCTTGAAATCCCGCGCTTTCCCTTCGATACGGACGAGGCGTACCAGGAGCGGGTCGCGTCCGCCGCCTTCTACATCGAGCGGCAGGGAATGCGCGGCTTCGTCGGAGAGTTCCTGGAGCAGCTCGTTCCCGGCCGGTACAAGCTGCTCGAATATCCGAAGATCGGCTTTCGGGTCGGCTATTCGCCGCTCGGCTCGTCACCCTTGGGTGGCGGATCTCGTCTGTTCGTAAAGGTGCGCAACCTGACGGAACAGGAGGAGTCCTGGATCTATTCGTTCCTGGATGTATCGCTCGACCCCGATGTGGAGATTCACGTCGTCCAGTGGGTGCATAACCCCGTCTCGCCCGCAGGCATCGACCTGGTGCGCAAGCTCGGCGGCGCCAGCTGGATCGCCAAGCAGTTGGAAGACATCTGCACGGCGAGCGTGGAGCTGATCCCGGACGATTGCATGCGTCTGGGCTATACCCGCCTGGGCTCAGCCCGCTTGATTCCTCGCACCGAGCCCCTCGTCCTCGTGAAGGTCGGAAGCTCCTCGTGCATACCAGCCATCCAGGCCCGCCTCGGCGAGGTGCTGGACGATTCGATTGATAGGAGGTGTTCATAGTGGACAAGATCCAGTTCGTCCAGGGCATGTACCCCGACGATACCCATCTGAACGGGGTGCAGAACGCGGCGGAGGAAGCCGACAAGCGCCTGGCGCTCGCGGTGGCTGGCCAGGGCATCGTAGCCGGATTCGACCCTTCCATAGCCGGAACGGTCGCCACGGTTTCGGCCGGGTCGGGATTTGACGGGCTCGGGAGGGCGGTCCGTTCCGACGATCCGGTGACGCTCGATCTTTCGGCAATCACGCGGCCCTCGTCCGGTCAGTACAAGTGGGTGGCGATCTACGCCGCCTTCGCACGGAACAACTACGGCGACGTGTACGACGACAACAACCAGCGCCACGACCTCTACCAGGACGAGTCCCTGGCACTCGGCCTGGTGCAGGGCGCGGCGGGTAGCCTGTCTGGGGCGGAGCGCCCTTCTGTCGGGACCAACATCCTGGTGGCCGATCTACTCGTGGATGCCGCGACCCCGCTGGCGTCGATCACTCCGAGCCTGACGCGCCGCTCGAAGATAGTCACGCTCTTGAGCCTCAAGAGCCGCGAGGCCGTCGCCCGCGTATCCATCGACGTGGCGGCCGCCAAGGCGGTCACCTTCGCGTCCCTCGGACTTCCGGATGGCTCTTACTCCGTCCGAACCCAGCTCGTCGGGGACGCGCCATTCGTGCGGAACCTCGGCGTCGAGGTGAGCGGCACCGGTGTCACGCTGTACCTCTATCACGACGCCTTTCCCTACAAGGTGCCCGTGCTCGGAGTTCCGGCCATCAAGGTCGGCGCCGCGCGCGTCGGCACGTTCAAAGTCGGCGGCCTGGCCTCGGTCCAGGTCGATCTATTCATACGCAAGGAGGATTTGTAATGAGAGGCATTCCGACCGTGTTCAACACGAAGCAGGACTGGCTGAACGCCCACCAGTGCGCTTTGGCAGAGGGAGATGAGCCGCACAAGGCCGTATTCAAGGAGCGACTGCGTTCGCTCAAGGGGTCGGGGACGATGCTCGTCCTGAAGGATGGCGCCCCGGAGGATCCCGAAGATCAGACCCCGGCCGATTTCGAGGCTGTCGATGATCCGGCGTCGCCGCTCGCCCGCTCGGGGCTGACCGTCGCCGAGATCGACCTCATGATTTCCCAGCTCGGGTAAGGAGAAGAGCATGCTGCAGAAACTGATACAGGACAACTTGACCGACGCCGATGCCGGGCTTTTTTCCGGCATGATGGACGTACTCGTCCGGCACGACCGCATCCTCGAAAAGAAGAATCCCTACGCCTACGCCTCCAACGTGATCGTGGTGAAGTCGGGAACCGTCCTCACCATCCTCAACGCCGCGTGGAAGAGCTTCCGCCTGAGCGCCGACGTGGAGCTGACGGAGGCGAATCTCGACGCCGGGGCGGCCTTCGAGGTCGGGAAGGACTACTACGTCTATCTCGTCGACGACGGGGCGGACGGCCAGTTCATCATCAGCCTGAACACCACCTTTCCGGCGGGGCATAGCGCCGACGATAGCCGCAAGATCGGCGGCTTCCACTTCGGCTACGTCCGCAAGGTCTCTTCGGATGGCCTGTGGGTTCCCGTCGACTCCGAGGGTACCAAGTTCGGCGCCGGATCGGTCGGCTGGAAGGACAACGTGACCACCGGAATCGTTCCGAACTCCGTGTGGGATCTCGTGAACCGGCCTAAGTGCAGCCCCGAAGGCATGGTCAAGGTGGGCCACATCTGGGTGGACATCTACATGGCCAGCGCGTCCGAGTCCATCACCCTGGAGGGCGGAACGAACGGCCTCCACGTCGCGTCCGGCCGCCTGCAGTCGAAGTATGGCCAGGTCCCGGTCTCCGGATCGGAAGGCTTGAACTGGTACAGCTTCAACGAGCTGGCCACCCGCTCGAACAAGCGGCTCCTGTCCTACGGCGAATGGGTCAAGTCGGCCTACGGCAACCCGCAGGGCCTCGATGCCGCCGACACCTACGGGTGGACGAAGACGACCAACTCCGCGCGCACGCGCACCGGATGCCGCGTTAACGCGTCCACCGGAGAGCACGACGCGGCCGCCGGGATCAAGCCCGCCGCCATCAGCGCGTTCAACATCGTCGACGCGGTCGGAAATCTCTACGAGTGGCTGGACGAGCTGTCCAACCGGCACGACTCCACGGCGTTTGCCTGGCAGGATGTTCTCGGCTCCGGAAAAGGACAGGCTTACCTCCCTAACAACGTCGGAATGGTCGCGTACATCGCTGGCGCGTACTGGGGTGAGGGCGTCCACGCGGGTCCCCGTGCCGTCTACGTGAGCGCCTGCCCGTGGGGCGTGGACACGCTCCTCGGGTCGCGCCTGGCCTGTGACAATCTGTAATCTGTAATCTGGAGATCTGTCTTGTCTGGTACACGTGGATTTGTCTTGTGGCAAAAGGCCGAGGATTTTACTGAATATCTGTTCCCGATAATCGACCGATTCCCGAAGCATGAGAAATTTGCTCTGTGCAGTCAGATCAAAAACACGTGCTACGAGATCCTGAAGCTGATCATCCGGACGAACAAGTCGAGGCAAAAAGCTCCGGGGCTGTACGAGATCGATACCCAGCTGGAAATGCTGCGGTGGCTGATCCGACACAGCCTCCGGAGGAAATATCTCAGCCACCAAAGCTATGAAACAGCTGCGAAGATGGTGGATGAGCTGGGCCGCATTATAGGCGGCCTACTAAAAGGAGTGTGATGCAAGCTGGCGCGAACTGGAATGAGGGCGTCCACGCGGGTCCCCGTGCCGTCAACGTGAACAACTACCCGTGGAACGTGAACACGAACATCGGGTCGCGCCTGGCCTGTGAGAATCGAATAAAACCAGACGATCCGGCATTACGGTGCCGGTCGCAGTGACAGATTGTCAGATCATTACTCCTTGCCGTAAGGCAGAACTATGTTGGCGCCCCGCCTGCGGGCTGGGCGATCTTTTTACATCAAGGAGGTGTTTCTCGTGTTCGAGCGGGTATACGACTACCGCAATCTCTATGAGGCGTACATCAAGGCCCGGAAGCAAAAACGCTACCGTGGCGAAGTTCTGCAGTTCTCGTATGCCCTTGAAGAAAATCTCATCGCGCTACAGAACGAACTGATATGGAAGACGTACAAGGTCGGCGTTTATCGCCCCTTTGTGATCTACGAGCCGAAGAAAAGGCAGATCGTGGCGCTTCCATTCCGCGACCGCGTCGTCCAGCACGCGCTGAACGCGGTCATAGAGCCGATGTTCGAGCGGCGCATGATCCACGATTCCTACGCCTGCAGAGTGGGCAAGGGGACGCACCAAGCGGCCCGGCGCGTGGCTTATTTCCTGGGCAAACCGGGGAATTACTACTATTTGAAGGCAGACGTGAAGTCCTTTTTCGCCTCGGTAAACCGCACAATCCTCCGGTCGATCCTTGCGGAGCGAATAGAAGATGAAGGCCTCATGTGGCTTGTAGACGAGGTCCTGAACAGCACGCCGGGGACGGGGCTCCCAATCGGAAATCTTATGAGCCAGCTTTTCGCCAATGTCTACCTGCACGAGCTTGACCACTACATCAAGAACGTTCGCGGGGTGAAGTTCTATGTCCGCTATATGGACGATTTTCTCATCCTCCACGAGAGCAAGGCTTTTCTATGGAGCCTTCTGGCCGACATCGAGGAGCTTCTAAGGACGCGCCTAGCCCTCACGTTGAACGCGAAGACCAGGATCGGGAAAACCTCGGAGGGAATCGAGTTCGTCGGCTATCGAATATGGAGCAGGAACAAGCTCATCAAGAAGCAATCCCTGGATCGCATGCGCAAGAAGGCGCGCGCATGGCGCCATGGAAAGATCAGCGACGGCCGCTTCCTGGCCTCGCTCGGCTCATGGATGGGCCACTCCGCAGACACCGCAAGTCACCAGGCCGTCGAGAAGATCATGCTGGACAGCCTGCATCATCTATATCGCAAATCTATGAACAAGGAGGCCGACCATGAAAACGCCGCTGACCTATTACGGCGGGAAGCAACAGCTCGCCAAGAGGATCATCAGCCTGATCCCGGAGCACAAGCTCTACTGTGAGCCTTTCGTAGGCGGCGGGGCCGTCTTTTTCCAGAAACCGGCTTCCAAGGTTGAGGTCATAAACGACATCAACAACGAGCTGGTGAACTTTTACGAGGTCTGTCAAAGGGATTTTACCTCCCTTGAAAAGGAGGTTTTGATCAGCCTTCACAGCCGGGACTTGCATCGCAGGGCGATGGTGATCTATCAGAACCCCGACATGTTCGACAAGATCAAGCGCGCCTGGGCCGTTTGGGTGCTTTCCAGCCAGTCGTTCGGCGCCATGCTGGACGGCTCGTTCGGCTATGACCGATCCGGTACGACTTCGAAGAAGGTTACCAAGAAGCGGGAGGAGTTCACCTACGAGTACGCCGTGCGGCTCCAAAACGTGCAGATCGAGTGCGCCGACGCCCTGCGGATTATACGGAGCCGGGATACTCGGGAGTCGTTCTTCTACTGCGACCCGCCCTACATCGGCACCGACATGGGGCATTACGACGGGTATACGGAGGATGATTTCGACGCGCTGATAGCCGTCCTGGAGCGAATAGAGGGCAAATTCCTGCTCAGTTCGTTCCGGAATAAGCCCCTCCAGGAAGCGGTCAAGCGCAATGGGTGGAGTTCATTCGAGATTCGGATGAGCAAGCCAATGTCGCGGAATGGGGAGAACAAGCGAGGGACGAAGGTGGAGGTCTTAACGGCAAACTACCCGATCTCGGCGGGGGAAGATTCGCAAACTTGATGCAATGTCGGGGCGGTGGTATTCTCAATCTCGGTGCAACTTTTTCGCGTTTTCGGCGCTACGTTACACCGATAGCCGCGGCGACGACCCGCAGGCCCGGTGGACCGGCGGCCAGGGCTTCCGCGCGGGGCGGGGCCGCCAGGTTC